GATAATCAAGATGTAGAAGCTCAAGTTAATGCACAGCAACAAATTGCTGAATTAACTATGGAAGCTGTAAGATTAAGAGCAATGAAAGTTGCTCAAGAAGAATCAACGGCAAGAGAAAAAGAAATCAAAATCACGCCACAACAAACTACGCAAACTGCACAAGTTGATCCTAAAGCGGAAGACTGGGCAGCAAGAAATAGTTGGTTTGGTCAAGATTCAGCGATGACTTATACTGCTTTTGATTTACACAAAAAACTTGTAGAGGAAGAAGGTATAGATCCAAAAAGTGATGAATATTATGAGGAAATTGATAAAAGAATAAGACTTGAATTTCCCCATAAATTTGCTACAAAGGAAACAACTACAACTACGGAAAGAGCAAAACCTGCTCAAACTGTAGCTTCGGCTAATCGTCCTAGCCAATCAGGACGCAAAAAAACTGTGAAGCTCACACCATCACAAGTAGCAATTGCTAAAAGATTAGGTGTGCCACTTGAAGAATATGCGAAACATTTAACCACGAAGGAGGTATAGGCATATGGAAAAAGACAAAAACATTAAGACTTCCCGTGCGAGCGAAACTAGGTCTAAAACAGAAAGACCTAAAGTTTGGACTCCACCATCATCTCTGGATGCACCACCTGCGCCAGACGGATTTAGACATAGATGGATAAGAGCCGAAAGTGTTGGCTTCGATGATACGAAGAACATTTCAGGCAAATTGAGATCTGGTTGGGAATTTGTTAGAGCGGATGAATATCCTGATTCTAACTATCCGGCAGTCAAAGACGGCAAATACGCAGGAGTGATTGGAGTTGGTGGCCTATTGCTGGCTAGGATACCTGAAGAGATCGCAAAATCTCGTGAACAGTACTTTGCAAAAAGAACTCAAGAACGAGAAGAAGCTATTGCAAACGATCCTTTTAAGGAACAGCATCCAAGTATGCCGATCAGTAAAGAGAGGCAGACTCGTGTAACTTTTGGTGGCTCAAAGAAAAACTAATCATTTAGTAATTCCTAACCACAAAGTTTAAAATAAACTTAAGGAGAACAAAAATATGGCAAACTCAACAGTAGCCTACGGTTTTAGACCGCTAGGTAAACTTGGTGGGAATCCAGCTGCAGGTGGACAAGATCAATATGTGATCGTGGACAACTATAGCTCGTCTATTTTTCAAGGAGACATTGTTAAACTTAATGCCACAGGTGGAGTTATCGTAGTTGATACTTCAGCCCTGTCTAGTGTATTAGGTGTATTTAATGGTTGCTTGATAGAATCAGACCCATCAACTAAAAAACCAAAATGGTCAAATTTTTACACACAAACGAATATCACACAAGGTGAAATTCAGGCGTATGTAATAACTGACCCAAATCAACTCTATCTCGTTAAATCTACGGGAACTGCTCTAGGAACAACTGCAGTTGGAACTAGCTTTGATCAAGTATATGCAGCAGGTAATACTAATAATGGTATTTCTGGTGCTTACCTTGACTTATCTACTTCAGCTACAGCTGCTAATGGACAAGTTACTGTGGTGAATACTTCACCATTCATAGGCAACGAGGAAGCTGTAACAAATGAAGATTTCATTGTTAGAGTTTCTAAGAGTCATCAATTACTATAACAGGAGAATATAAACTATGGCTATCTCAAGATCACAACTAGTTAAAGAACTAGAACCAGGTTTAAACGCTCTGTTTGGACTTGAATATAAACGTTATGACAGCGAGCATGAAGAAATCTTCATCAAAGAAACTTCTGACAGAGCTTTTGAAGAAGAAGTTATGTTATCAGGTTTCGGCAACGCTGCCATTAAAGCTGAAGGATCTGGTGTCAACTACGATCAGGCACAAGAAACTTTCACTGCTAGATACACGCACAATACTATAGCTCTTGCGTTCGCAATCACTGAAGAAGCGATTGAGGATAACTTGTATGACAGACTAGCGTCTAGATATACAAAAGCATTAGCTAGATCTATGGCGAATACAAAGCAGGTAACTGCGGCTAACGTATTGAATAACGGATTCAGCACATCTTATTTAGGTGGTGACGGATCTCCTTTATTCTCTACGACTCACGCTACAATCTCTGGAACATTTAGAAACACGCTTGCAACACAAGCTGATTTAAATGAAACATCTTTAGAGCAGTCTTTGATTGACATCGCTGCTTTCACAGATGAAAGAGGTTTAAAAATTGCAGCTCAAGGTATGAAATTAATCATCCCTTCTGAACAGCAATTTACTGCAGACAGATTAATGTCTTCTGCTGGTAGAGTTGGAACAGCTGACAATGATATCAATGCAATCAAAAACATGGGAATGATTCCACAAGGTTATACTGTGAATCATTACTTAACTGATTCTGATGCATTCTTCATCATTACAGATGTACCAAATGGCTTAAAGTACTTCGAAAGATCTCCAATTAGAACTTCTATGGAGGGAGATTTCGAAACTGGCAACGTAAGATATAAAGCTAGGGAAAGATACAGCTTTGGCTGGTCAGACCCAAGAGGCGCTTTCGGTTCATCAGGATCGTAAGAACTTTTATTATAGGGCGAGCTTGACTCGCCCTATAATTCGTTATAATAACATCCGTGAGAAGATGAAAACCTACCTAATAAAAGTATTTCTAGACGGCATAAAAATCCAATTTACCTTGGAATCTGAACCTATTTCTGTTACAGAAATGTTACATCAGAAAGTACTTGACTTTCTGGGAAAAACAAGTAAAGAACAATTAGAAAAAATAATTAGTCCTAAACAGATTAGTAATTTTTTTTATATAACCTATGAGGAGGTTGAACGTGACATCATTGTCCCAATCACTTCTGGCCAAGAAAATAGACTTGGAATCACAGTGGAACAAGTCTTATCTTGAACAGGGAAGACTAACGACCGACATGCAATGGTTGGACGTAGAGTTGAAGGAAGTCAAAAGACAAATTCTTCAACAGGATCTTGAAGTTGCTAAACAAGAAAATAACCTTGTTTTAAGCGAAGAAGAAGATCCAGCATTTATAGCTAGTTAAACTAGTTATATATTTGAAATAAAAGTGAGAGAAACATAAGCCACCTCTTGCTCTTTCTGAAAAATTAAGCTATATTTATACAACTATACATTAACATCTGATGTAGACGCGTATAGTCGACAGCCTAATGACTACATTGGATTATTTAGGAGGATAATAATATGGCAAAAACTACATTTCAAGGAGTAGTAAGATCTTACGGCGGACAAAATAGAGAGTCTAACGTATTCCCAGGAACAGTTGTTCTTGCAGCTAAAGGAATTATAGATGCTTCAACATCTGTGTTTTCTGCAGTTACAGGAATTAATGGAGGAGCAATCGTTCTTCCAGCAGGAGCACAAATTACTGATGTTGTGCACGCAGCAACAGGTACAGCTGACAAAGCATTAAATCTTGGAACTACTTCAACAGCAGCGCAAGCAGCTTCTACTTCAATCGCTAGTGCATTAAGTGCTAATGGCGTTCAATCAGCTCTTGCTGGTAATGATTTAGGAACTTTCGCAACAACTCCATTTACAGTTAATTCAACTGTGTTTGGTGCTGGAGTATCAGGTTCTACGCTTGCTTCTACATCATCTGTAATCATTTATTACGTAATTAGTGATAATGGTAAACCAGGTGAAGTTGGACCAGCTTAATTAATTTTTTAATGGAGCTCCTTCGGGAGCTCTATTAATATAAGGAGAAAAAATGAGTTACAAAAGTGATGTAAAACCAGTCGTTACAAGTTCTACAAACGCAGTTCTTTTTACAGGACCTACAAGACTTCGTGGTTATATGATTCAATCAACAGGAAGTTCAGGAACAGCAGTTATTAATGGTTTAGTAAATGCTACAACTGTTAGTTCTTCAACTAATACACAAGTTTATATTAGTGTTGCAGTTGGCGCTAACCAAACTGAAACTTTAAATATTCCAGAAGACGGAGTTTTATATGCTCAAAGAAATGGAACAGCAATTGTTGATGGAATTGGTGTAACTGCTAATAGTAGTGCATTAAGTATTACGCTATTTATAGATAAGTAGGAGAGTAGATGACTACTTCCGGAACTACAAGTTTTAATCTTGAACTAGATGAGCTTTTTGACGAAGCTTTTGGACGTGTAGGTATTGGAGGAACAAGATCTGGTTATCATTTAAGAGCAGCAAGAAGAAATTTAAATATTTTATTATCGGAGTGGGATAATAGAGGTGTTCATTTATGGAAGGTAAAATTAGCTACAATTCCATTAGTATTAGGTCAAGCTGAATATAGTTATTC